TTTTAGTGTAACTTTTAATAATCGTACTGCAGCAGAGATTGATGATATTACTGGGTACTTTGGGTCTTTAAAAGGGGCTACTTCTTTTACTTATACAGTACCAGACAGCAACGCAGCAGGCGGAGAGTTAGCACTTAAAGTTATTTGTCAAAATTACAATCAAATGTATACCCATAATGGGTTTTATTCCGTATCAGCAACATTTAAAAGAGTTTATGAAGCATGAGCGAGTTAATTGAAGTAGTACAACTACAAGAACCCGGAAGTGAGCTAATAGAGCTTTATGAGCTTACTATAGACGGCACGACTTTGTACTTTCACTCTGGTTTAGAAGAAGACTTAAGCACTGTTGAGTTCAGAGATCGTACCAGCCCTTACACAGTTAGAGAGTATGTTGCGTTTCCAATCATAATGGACGGAGTAGAACTTGGTGCAGATGGTGCTATTAATCGACCTAGCTTAACTGTTGCAAACGTAGCAAATACATTTTCAGCGGCTATTGGTAATATTAAAGCAGAAAATCTTGTAGGAGAAAGACTTACAAGGCGTACTACTCTTAAAAAATATTTATATGGAGAAACAGGAGATGCTACTCCCCCTGTCGAATTTCCTGTTCGTAAATTTATTATCGATCGAATAGCAGGAGAAAATAGTACAGCAGTAATTTATGAATTAGCAGCCCCTTATGACTTATCAGGAATAACTATACCAAATAGAAAAGTTATAGGAAAATACTGCTCTTGGCAATACCAAGGATATAGCTTAGACCAAAAGGGTGGCTGTATTTGGGATAAGAATAGTACAATTTCTTATGCAGATGGCTCCGGCGGGGTCAATACACACAAGGCATATTTTACAGAAGATGATGAACCAGTAGTTCCTGCAGGTTCTACTATGACAGGGTGGACAGCAGGACAATACAAAACTTATACTACATATAGCTCTGGCACTTCCTATTCTTCGGGAGATTACGTAGAGTATAACGATGGAAATCAGACAACAGTATGGAGATGCACTCTTGCTACTACTGGCAATGCTCCAGGATTAAACTCTATTTATTGGTCGAAAGGAGACGTGTGCGGTAAAAAACTATCTTCATGTAAATGTAGATTCCAATTTAAACCTCAGTCTCCCAGCGGCAGTAATTCAGATCCTTCTACCGAGAAAAATACGGGTAAAATATTACCTTTCGGAGCCTTTATAGGAAGCAGAAAGTTTAGATGATTGATGAAATTCAGAAGCACTTTGAGGAGAACTACCCTCGAGAAGCTTGCGGCATAATTGGAATAGTAAAAGGTAAAAAGCAATACTTTCCTTGTAAAAATTTAGCAAAAGAAAGCGAAGATTTTATACTCGATCCGACAGACTATATTTCAGTAAAGAGGCGGGCGGATATATTCGCAATAGTCCATAATCATATAGACTGGACAAATGAAGCTAGCGAGAACGATAAAAAATACTGCAATTCTTTAGGAGTACCTTACTATATTTTTAGCTATCCAGATATGCAGTTAAACATACTGGAACCACAAGTAAAAGTAAATGATTTAATAGGGCGAGAGTATGAGTTTGGTAAATTCGACTGTCTTGAAGCGTGTAAGGATTATTATAAAGAACACTTAGGATTACAACTACAAAATAGGTTGCCCTACTTAGACGATTGGTGGGAACACGGACATAATTATTTTACAGATGAGCATATAGAAGAATGGGGCTTTAAGAAAGTTGAAGAATTACAGCCCAATGATTTATTAATATTTACAATGGGAGCTTCGGTTCCTAACCATTGCGGGGTCTACACTGGTAATGATATTTTCTTTCATCACGCAGTAAACAGACTTTCTTGCAGAGAAAATTTATATCCTTTATGGAAAAAGTACTTAACTGGAATATACCGATATGACACGTAACATTTATCTTGAAGGCGAACTCGCTTTAAAATTTGGAGCACAGCACTCTTTTCATGGAGATAGCGTTAAAGATGCTTTGCGTCTACTAGATGTAAATAGGCCCGGATTTAAAAAATACTTTATAGATGCTGCTGACTGTGATATTGGTTTTCATATTGAAGTCGGAGGACAAGACCTTGACAACCCTTTAGAATGTTTATTACCTCTTCGTGAAGGAGATATAATTATTACTCCTATCGCTGCGGGCTCTAAGTCTGGCGGAGCTAAAATTCTTACTGCTATAGCTATGGTAGGTCTTATGATAGCTATTCCAGGCAGTTTTAGTGTGTTATTAAGTGGAGGAGCTTTAGGAGGTGTTGGCACTACATCTGGGCTTCTAGCACAAATGGCGGCACTCACAGCTCTTAGTGTTGCAACAAACCTAGCAATTACAGGCATTCAACAGCTTATGGCTCCAGATCCTGCCGTAGATCAAGAAGATGAAGGGTATTTATTCAATGGATCACAGCAAACTATTGTAGAGGGCATGCCAATTCCTCTTCTTTACGGAGAGCTTCGCGTTCCTGGATACCCAGTATCTTTTGAAATGATTCATGGAGACAAAAGAGTTACTTCAAGTGATACTATCGTAACAGTCAATGGAGAAAGTTTAAGTGTTACAAAAGGGGACATAGCAGGTTATATAGCAGATCAATTCGAAAAAGGTATAGCTCCAGAGAGAATAGTAGATACTAAATCAGGTGCAACCTCATCTGGAGGTACTCAGGATATTCTTTTTACCGATATCATTTCAGAAGGACCTATCTATGGTTTGGTAGATGGCGGAACTTCTGTATTCTTAAATGATGACCCTGCCCAAATAACTGCACAAAGTTTTGTAAGATTATCAGAAACTCCCGTAGAATTTGATTTTACATTGAATAGCACCTCTGTAACTATTAATAGAAATGGAGTTACTAAAAATATAGAAGCAGATACTGAAAATGGTACTAAGTTTATTATTGTAAGAAATTACGGCTCAAGTTCGGCTTCAGTTGTTCGTAGTTCAGTAACTGGGTCTGCAAACTCTGTAACAATTACTTCCAGCACTGGAATATTTACTGCCGCAATGGAGTATGATAGAACAAACTTTGCTCAAGTAGCAATTATTCGATTACTTGACTCAAACTCTAGCACAGTATTTGAAGGGTACGTAGAAAGTTATACTTCTAGCACAGTGGCGAAGTGTATTCCTTTGCCTGGTACTGACCTTAATCCTGCTCTATCAAATGGAAGCTATACTGTAGTTGTTGATGGAAAATTTCAAGTAGCCTCTATATCTTCCACTACTTTAACTCTTGCTTCTAACTTTCCAGGTAATACTGGTAGTTATAAATGTGATTTGAGTGGCACAAATTATGAAACCGTTTCTCTTATTGATAACATATCAAGAGGTTCAAAGCATAGTAGTTTTGATGTACAATTTAGAAATGGTAACTTAATACAGCCCGCTTTTTCAGACGCTGCAGGAACTGGAGTAGGGTCTATTTCTATAGGACCTGGAGGTTCTTTTTCTCCTTTTAGTCCCGTTCTTTATTCCGATACAGAAGAAACAGATAACCCTACTGTAGAATATACGGGTACTTCTGCTTCTGGCTTTGGACTCACTGCAGCTCAAGCAGAAGAAGTCGATGAGGTTCGAGTAACTTTTACATACGGTCAACTATGGAATCGTAATGAAAAAGGAGAACAAGGAGTAGGAACAGTAAGATATAATATGTTTGTTTCTGTAGAAAGAAACGGATCTTTTGGGTCTTATCAAGTTATTAATAATCTTACTCCTCATGTGGCAAAAAGTAATGCTCCACGCATATTTGAAGAAATAATTGATATGCGGCAGTATCAACCTTTTACAGATTTTAAAGTAAAAATAGAACGAACTAGCTATAATGATCGAGCATATAATGCTGGTACAACTACTGTAAATACTAATTACACTACTTCTTCTGACGGCTCTATTACAGCTTTAAATAGTATTATTAAAGAAAATCTTTCTTACCCTTTTACTGCGATGGCGAAAGTAAGAATAAACTCGAAAGACTTTCAAAATGTTCCTACTCGAACTTACCACTGTAAGGGTGTAAAAGTAAAAGTACCTTCAAACTATGTTACAAGAGATGAAGGTATAAATAGTGTTGCTACTTACAATCGAAACGTATCTACGGGTGCGGTAACTTCGTCTTATCAAGATTGGGACGGAAACTTCCGTGCGGATAAAGTTTATACAAATAATCCTGCGTGGGTGTTTTACGATATTCTTACAAATAATCGCTATGGTCTTGGCGACTGGTTAAACGAAGATGAGATCGATAAATACGCTCTCTATCGAATCGCAAGATATTGTGACGAACTTGTTCCTGATGGAAATGGCGGACTTGAGCCTCGCTTTACTACAAATGTTTACTTTACACAAGCATCTGATGCTTACAAAGTAGTAAAAGACTTAGCTACTGTATTCCGAAGCATGATTTATTGGATGGACGGAGAAGTCTATACTGTAATTGATCAGCCTGGCGATCCTATTTATAATTTCTCAAAATCAAATGTTATTGATGGAGCATTTGGGTATGAGACTACAGGTAGTAAAACTCGCGCAAATCAAATAGTTGTAACTTGGAATAATCCTGCCGCAAACTATAAGTTAGAGAATCTAATAGTAGAAGATCGTGATAATATTATTAACACTGGCAGAATTATCTCTGAAGAAGCGGTAGCTTTTGGTGCAACTACTGAAGGTCAAGCACTTCGATATGGTCGTTGGAAACTATGGACTGCTGTTAATCAGACAGAACTTGTATCGTTTAAAACTGCAATTAATGCCGCTTTTATAGCTCCTGGGGATATAATAAATGTTCAAGACTCAGATCGCTATCCTGGCAACTTTAAATATAGTGGCAGA